GGTGTGGTCTTGAGGTTGCCGACGATTCCTGATGATAGCGACATGGGCATGCTGGATATTGTAATGAGTAGCATGAAAGAACTGGGCGAGGTGTTTAGCACGTTTCAAACCGCTTATGCCGATGGCATCATAACCATGCGCGAATTTAACGAAATATCAAAAGAGATTGATGATGTGATTGTGCGTTTGCTTGAGCTTAAAACGGCTGTTAAGCGAGTGTCGCGATAATGAGTGATATTTTAGATATAGCAAGTGAAAATGAAATGGTAGCCAGAGCTGCTGCTGTTTCAAAAATACAGAATAAACCTGCTGCAGCTTTAGCTACAGGTTATTGCCTTGAATGTGGTGAGCCTTTGATTGATTCTGTTGAAGGTCAGCGTTGGTGTGATAAAGATTGCCGTGATGACTGGCAGCGATGGAACCCGGAGGCTTAGTATGAGCGAACAACAATCGTCAGCTGAGCCAATGTATTCTGAGCTTGCCGAGCAAAGCGTGATTGGCGGGGTGTTGATTGATAACACGGCTTACGATCGCTTAGTGGGGGTGGTCACTGAGTATGACTTTTATCCGCGAGAGCACCGCCTTATTTTCCGCGCGATTTCGCATTTGCTGGATGCTGCAAAGCCTGCTGACTTAGTGACTGTGGCGGAATATTTGGATAGCCACAAATGCTTGGATGATGCGGGCGGGATTGCTTACATTGGGCAAATGATACAAAGCACGCCTGGTGCGAATAATACCGGCAGTTATGCTAATACCGTGCGCGATTTTTCTTTATTGCGCCAAATGGCGGCTATTTCCGCCGAAATTTCCTTAAAAATATCTAAACGTGACGGCATGAATGCCAAAGACCTATTGGACTTTGCACAGAGCCGCTGGATGACTGTGGGTGACACCTTAAACCGTGCCAATAACACCATGAAGCATGTGAGTGAGGTGATGGTGACGGTGGTGGATAAGCTGGACGCGCTGTATATGCGTGAGGGCACCGATGATGTGACAGGCCTGCGGACAGGCTTGGAGGATTTAGACACCAAAACAACGGGCATGCAGGATGGTCAGCTGATTATTTTAGCGGCACGTCCTAGCATGGGTAAAACCTCACTGGCGTTGAATATTACCGAATATGCCGCTTTAAAAGAGGGTAAGAACGTGGCGTTCTTTAGCCTTGAAATGATTAATGAGCAGCTTGGCATGCGCTTGCTTGCCAGTGTGGCAAAAATCAACGCACAGCGTGTGAGCGTAGGCCGCGTGAATGATGATGAATGGTCTTTGATTACCAAGGCTGTTTATGACTTGCAAAATGCGGGTATTTATTTGGATGAAGAGAGCAATCTCACCGTGAATGATATTCGCGCACGGGCAAGGCGCTTACAGCGTGAGCTTAAGGGCGAATTAAATCTGATTGTGATTGATTACCTTCAACTCATTAGCGTTGATGGCGCTGACAATCGCGCTAATGCCATGGCGGAAGTTTCCCGCGCGCTGAAGTTATTGGCTAAAGAGCTGCATGTGCCAATTATTGCATTAAGTCAGCTTAACCGTGGTTTAGAGCAGCGCCCTAACAAGCGCCCAGTGATGAGTGATTTACGCGATAGCGGTGGCTTAGAGCAGGACGCAGACAACATTTACTTTATCTACCGAGATGAAGTGTATCACCCAGACACGCAGGACAAAGGCATTGCTGAGATTATTGTGGCCAAGCAGCGTAATGGCCCAATTGGCACGGTAGCAACTACGTTTGTGCCGCATTTGATGCGCTTTGAGAACTTGGCAACGGTGTACGAGCGTGCACCGCAAACGCCTAAAAAAATCGGAAATTCCGCGCCGAAATTTCCGCGAAAAAATGAGTATTTGGATAGTGAAGGTGATTAAAAGGGTGACAGATTGTCACCCCAAATGGTGATATTTAGGTTAATAAATGGTTGTTTGTGAGTTAAATTTTAATGTTTTGTATAAAAATCAATGGGTTAATAAGGGTGACAATCTGTCACCCTTATATTAGGTGAATAAAATGAGTGTTATAAATTATTTTACTTGGCGCGGGGCTGTTATTAAGTCGTCATTACAGGCAACTACTAAACTTGTTTTACATACTCTAGGATGCCACATGAACGATTCTGGAGAGAGTTGCTTTCCATCCATAGAGTTGTTGTGTGAAGAAACGAGTTTAAGTAATCGAGTGGTTATTTTGCACTTAAAACTATCTGAAGAAGCTGGATTTATTACCAAAAGTAAGCATGGTTTTGGGGGTAAAAAGTGGGCAAGGAATGAATATAAAGCGACTTTTCCAGAGCTTAAAATAGAGCAGAATTTAGAAGAAAAAAGCACTGATTGTAGTCAAGAAAACACTGATAAGGTAGTGACGCAAAGTCACTACCTTGATAATGAAGGCAGTGACTTTAAAGACATTAAGGCAGTGACGCAGAGTCACACTAACTATCCATATAACTATCCAGTTGTTTTTCCTACTGACGTAGAAAAAACAACACCGCGCGAGAGTGAAAAAAATATTTCAGAAAATCCACCAATGCGCCCTGAAGGATTACTTGCGTGTCGTTTGATTAAACTCAATGTTGCAGTCACAAGCATGCACCCAGTTTTATGCAAGTGGGTGACTGACAATATCCCGATTGATTTCATTGAGCAGTGCATTTCCCTTGCCAGACAAAACAAACCATGGCCTGAAAAGATTGCTGCAGGTTACCTCGATGCAATCATCCGCAATGAACTCAAGCCTAAGTCTGACAATAGCTGGGTAATGACCGATGAAGGCACGATGGCTAAAGGTCGTGAAGTTGGATTGCAAGCCAGAGCGGGTGAATCAATGGCGGATTATCGCAGCAGACTCAAGCATGCAGTTGGGATTGGTAGGTGCGCTAATGAATGACAGCCGCGCATTGCCTGCAAGAATGTACGGTAACCCTGCTGATATTGTGGAGTATGACCAGATGGATGCAATGGGTTGCAGGGTGTGTAAGCAGCATGATGTGGTGTTGCTTAAATTGGTTTGCACGGATAGTCGCAACACTGTGCAAAAGGGCGTGCCAGCTATTGGGCATCGGTGTAAATGGTTTATTGAGAAGGTTTGAGATATGGCGCTTGATAGTTATTTAGTTTCTAGAATGTGCAACTGGGCGAATTGGGCAACACGTGGCGCTGATGGTGGGATTGGTTATAGAAAGCAATGCACATTTTATAATGCGCCGCAAGGTGGGGAGCATGATTACACGCCTGAGTTAAACGAAGGGGCAATAGAGATTGATGCATGCATGAAGGCGTTGAGTGTTGATAGGTTGGATTTATATACTGTGGTATATGCGCATTACCGTAGAAATGATTTGAAGATTGAAGATAAGCTTCAGCAAATTGGCTGTTGTAAACGTACATATTACGTAAAAATTGATATGGCTCACAATTTAATATTAGGCTTTTTAAATGACTTATCCTGTGGAATTAAACTCCCTAATTAAAAATGTTTTTAAAAAGTTCTTGACAGCCAAGTATACTAAAATGTATTGTTTCAGCTAATCTAGTTATTACTGTATCTACATAACCCGCAACGCTTAATCGCCTGCGGGTTTTTTATTGCCCATGCAACCTAGAGAATCATCATCAAGCCGTGGTTATGGCTCACGCTGGCAAAAAGCACGAGTTGCATATTTGCGTAAATATCCACTTTGTAGAATGCATGAAAAGCTTGGGCAAGTAGTGTTGGCTGAGATAGTCGATCATATCAAACCACATCGTGGTGACATGGCGCTATTTTGGGATAGCGATAACTGGCAGTCACTTTGTAAACATTGCCATGATAGCCACAAACAAAGATTAGAAAAGAGCGGTACAGAATTAGGCTGCAGCATAGATGGGGTGCCAATTGATGATAGTCATCACTGGAACTTATAGGGTGGGGCGGGTAAAAAGTCCACAGTCTTTTGCTTCTAGACCGATTGCCTATAGTTCTGTGTATCACCGCGTAATTTATAGGGGGGGGTGTTAGTCACTCCAAGGTTAATTATGGCTAGATTGCCAAAACCAACACATTTGAAACTTGTTGAAGGTAACAAGGGTAAGCGCGCTGTTAATAATTTAGAGCCAGATCCTGATTACCTTAATGATTTACGCGCACCTGAATATTTACCACAACCAGCTATTGCTGTTTGGAATGACTTGGCGCCAAAGTTACGCAAAGCTAAGTTACTGACTGTGCTTGATGTTGATGCGGTGTCTCAGCTTTGTGTTGCAATTGCACAATATCGCTACGCGACGCAGGAATTAAATTTTGATTTTATTAACTATGGCCAGAAAGGCCAATCGCTTAACCAGTTGATGGTGGCGCAATCGATGGCGTTCAAACAAGCAAATGCCATCATGCAACAATTTGGAATGACACCAGCTGCGCGCTCTCGTGTAGTTGTTAATTCTCAAGGTGATTTATTTGGCAACGAAAAAACAGGTACAGACTACCTCACGTGATCCAGTCACCGCGTATGCAAGAAAAGTAATCGCAGGAAAAATAATAGCAGGGCCTTATGTGCGAGATGCATGCGCCAGGCACTTAAGAGATTTGAAAGAAGCCCCTAAACGGGGCTTTTTTTTCGACCTTGAAAAAGCAAATCGCGCACTTGGATTTTTTAAAGACGTACTAAAGCTAAATGGCGGGCAGTTTGAAGGCCAAGCCTACGAACTTTTACCCTGGCAAGCATTCATTGTTGGCAGTTTGTTTGGCTGGGTTGATGCTTACGGCCTGCGTCGCTTTCGTATTGCCTACATAGAAACTGCAAAAGGCTCTGGAAAATCACCACTTGCTGCAGGAATCGGACTGTATGGACTGGTAGCAGACGGTGAAGCGCGTGCTGAAATTTACGCTGCAGCCACAAAAAAAGACCAAGCGATGGTGCTTTTTCGTGACGCAGTCGCAATGGTGGATCAGTCGCCGATACTGGCTAAAGCTTTAGCAAAGTCTGGTATAGGCGCAAGCACATGGAACCTTGCATATCACAAAGCCGGTAGTTTTTTTAGACCAATCAGTGCAGACGATGGACAATCTGGGCCGCGCCCACACATTGTTTTGCTTGATGAAATACACGAACACAAAAATGCAACCGTAGTCGAGATGCTACGTGCTGGTACAAAAAGCCGCCAGCAAGCGCTTATTATTATGATTACCAACAGCGGCCATGATAAAAACACGGTGTGCTGGAATTACCACGAAGCCTCGATTCATGTTAACCAGGCATTATCGCCTGATGATAAATATTTTAACGATCAGTTCTTTGGTTACGTTTGTGCACTAGACGCAGGCGAAGACCCGATTAAAGATGAAAAATGCTGGTTAAAAGCTAACCCAAGTCTTGAGTATGGAATACCAGGGTTTAAGTACTTGCGCGAGCAAGTCACTGAAGCGCGTGGCATGCCAAGCAAAGAATCGCTGGTGCGTAGGCTTAATTTCTGTGAATGGACCGAAGCAGAAAGCCCATGGATTAGCAGTCAAGCATGGTTTGACTGCCAAGATAAAGCATTTGATTACGACTTACTGTACGACCGCCGATGCTATGCAGGGTTAGACCTATCAAGCACGCAGGATTTAACCGCATTAGTGCTGCTATTTGAGCCATGTGACCATGATAAACACTGGCGATTAGTGCCATATTTTTGGTTACCAGGTGACGGTTTGTATGAAAAAGCAGACAAAGACCGCGTGCCATACATCGCTTGGCGCGATGCTGGCTATTTAGAAGCATTACCAGGAGGTGCAATTAACAAACTTGCTGTGCTAAAACGCGCAGTTGAAATATGCAGCATGTACGACGTGCAAAGCATCGGCTTTGACCGATGGCGCATTGAAGACTTCAAAATGTTGATGGACCAAGAAGGGGCAAGTTTGCCCCTTTCGCCATTTGGGCAAGGCTTCAAAGATATGGCGCCAGCTGTTGATGCGTTTGAAAGCATGATTATTGACAAAACCCTACGGCATAACGGCAATCCCGTCATGACCTGGTGCGCAGCCAATGCAATTATTGCTACCGACCCAGCAGGTAACCGCAAAGTAACAAAAGAAAAAGCCACTGGACGTGTGGACGGAATCGTTGCTGCCATTATGGCGGCAGGAAAAATCAATAGTGAAGTACAAAGCACCGTAATCACCCAAGGCTTTGTTGCCTTGTAAGGATAAACATGAACGCACAAAAAAACTGGTACAACACAGAAATGGTGAGCCAGCCAGGCAGCGTTATTCTGAGCAACTGGAAGCGCGAACGTGAACAAGCGCGTGAAAGCATAGTAATTAGCAATGCTGATAGCGCTTTAATTAAAAGTAGTGATCCGCAAGTATTGAATTTATTTGGTTTAAACGGCAAGACTTCTGTCACACCAAATTCAGCGCAGCGTTTAAGTGCTGTAGGCGCTTCTATTACTATTCGCGGTAATGCCATGTCGTCACTGCCAATCCATCATTTTAGAACCAAAGATAACGGTGCGCGGGAGCGCGTTAAAAATAGCCAATTTGCTAGCATGCTGAATATCAGCCCAATTAATAATTGGACGGCTGCCGCCATGTATCAGTGGTGGGAGCGTTGCTATATTTTACG